CCCTGCTGCTGAAGCAACCGCTGCAATTTTAAGAATAGCATAGGAGATAAATTATGACTACCCCACTTGCAGGATGGGGGCGGTCAACCTGGAACAATGCTGCTTGGAACCAAGGTGGTACTGTTGATGCCACAGGTGTTGGCCTCACCTCCAGTGTCAATGATGTTGGTTTAGTATTAGACTTTGATATTACTCTTACAGGAGTAAGTGCTACCACAAGTACGACTATTCAAATTAGAGAAGGGTGGAATCGAGGCTTAAATGTCAGTGATGCCAATCTTTCTAGTTTTGGTTGGAATAATGGTGCATGGGGTAATGGTGATAATACTGTTTCCGTAACTGGTACTGGTCTTACTTCTTCTTTAGGAGAGGAAACTGTTACTGGTACAGGAGCAGTAACACTTCCAAGTGTTTCATTAACAAGCAGCACAGGAACTGCTATTGCAACTGGAATTGCAAATGCATCAGCAACAGGTAATGCATTAACAACTTCTTTAGGTACTGAGACAGTTGCTACTGATCAAAATATATCCGTAACTGGTATAGCAATGACTTCATCACTAGGTGATGAATCAAGCTCAGTTACAAAAACGACTGGTTGGAACAGAGATCACGACATTAATACAGGTGCTTCTATTGGTTGGGGTGAGCAACAATGGGGTGCTACAGGCTTATCTCAAGCTCTGACAGGACAAGCATTAACAACATCTTTAGGAACTGGAACATTTGTCACTGATCAAAATATATCTGTTACAGGCAATGCAACTACTTCGGCTATAGGAACATTTGCAATATCGGGTGATTCACAAGTCACTGTTGTTGCAGCTAGCGAACCCGAGCTTGATATTTCTATAGGAACTGCAGTATCAAGTATAGGAAAAACAGCATTTCCTAGTGGTAATCAATTAACAACTTCTTTAGGGACTGTTTTAACATCTATTGAAATAACAGGTCTTGGTACGACTTTATCACTAGGTGAAGAAACACAAGAAACAAGCTACGAAGCACCTTCAGTTGAAATTACAAGTGCAATAGGTACTCCTACAGTTAGTGTAAGTGCAGACTTTACACCTACTGGAGTTTCTGCTACAAGTAGTACAGGTAATCTACAAGGAACCTTCTGGTCTGAAGTAGATGACTCAAACAGCGCAATAAGTTGGACAGAAGTTCATAAAGCTGCATAAAAGTTTTGACAAACTTTCAAATAATAATTAAAACTTTAAATAGGAGATAAAACAATGTCGTCAACATATTCAACGAGTTTGAGAATAGAGCTTCAAGGTTCGGGAGAGAATTCTGGAACTTGGGGAACTATTACGAACAACAATTTTTCACAATCTTTAGAATTTGCCATAGCTGGAGTAACTAATGTTGCATGCGGTGATGCTGCAGTAACAACACTTACAAACGCTGATGGTCCGCAATCACAAGCTAATAACCAAGCAAGAAATGCTCACATAAGATTAACGGGTGCACATGGTGCAGTAAGAATAGCACAATTCCCAGCTACTCAAAAAGTTTATTTAATTACTAACGCAACAACTGATTCAGGATCTTCAGGACCTTACGCTATGACTGTAAGACTAGGGGCTTCTGGCAACACATTATCTATTGCAAATGGCGCTACTAGATTAGTAGCTACTGATGGCACAAACTGGTATGATGTTTTTGCTGCTGGTGGTCAATATGGTGGTTCTTTTTTAGCTGATGGTACAGTAGATGTTAATGGTAAAGAATTAATATTAGATGCTGATGCTGATACAAGTTTAACAGCGGACACAGATGATCAAATAGATGTTAAAATGGCAAATATAGATGTCGCTAATTTAACTACTCAAAACTCTGGTGACTTAGTTATAACTACAGCAGTTCAAGATAAAGATTTTGTTATCAAAGGAGATGATGGCGGATCAGGTATAACTGCTTTGACTTTAGATATGTCAGATGCAGGAAAAGCTACATTTAATGGTGTAGTAGATGCTGATGCAGGTGTTACTATTGATAATATTACAATTGATGGCACAGAGATAGATTTATCATCTGGCGATTTAACTTTAGACGTTGCAGGTGATATTGTATTAGATGCGGATGGTGGAGATGTTAAAATTTCTGATGATGGTACGCATGTAGGATCTTTGACAAACTCTTCTTCTGATTTTGTAATCCAATCAATAGTTCAAGATAAAGATATTATTTTTAAAGGTGATGATAATGGGTCTACCATTACAGCCTTAACTTTGGATATGTCAGGTGCTGGTGCAGCAACATTTAATAATGACGTAACAGCTTTTTCTGATGAAAGGTTAAAAACAGATATTAAAACAATTGAAGATGCTTTAGAAAAAGTTTCTAAAATGCGTGGTGTAACTTTTAAAAGAGACGGTGTTGATGGCACAGGTGTTATCGCACAAGAAGTACAACCACATCTACCTGAAGTCATACACGATAAACAAGAGTATTTATCTGTTGCATATGGTAATATGGTTGGTATTTTAATTGAAGCAATCAAAGAGTTAAAAACAAAAGTAGATAAAATAGGAGGTTAAACGTGTCAATACCAACGTCAGGTGCTTTAACGTTTACTGCTCTTCAAACAGAGTTTGGTGGAACAAGCCCTATAGGTTTAAGTGAATATTATGCAGGGGGAGGTTTAGTTCCAGCTACAGCTTCTGGAACAAATGGAGCAGTGCCTTCATCTGGAGCATTAGCAATGTCAAAATTTTATGGCACAGAAAATGTCGTATTTATGGCAGCTACTGGTGGTACTACATCTACCTCTGGTGATTTTAAATTTCATACATTTACAAGCAACGGAACTTTTACAATAACAACCGCAGGCAACCAAGGGTATAACTACATAGTTGTAGCTGGAGGAGGCGGTGGAGGTAGTTGTGGCGGATCAAATTCAGGTGCTGGTGGTGGCGGAGCTGGTGGTATGCTAGTTGTGACTAATAATTCACCAACCACTGGAGGAGCGGCTATCACAATAGGTGGTGGCGGATCTGGAGCTCCAACCGTAGAGACAACTCCAGGCAGTTCAGGAAGCAACTCAACTTTTGCAACAGGATCATTAAACGCAGTAGGTGGTGGTTTTGGTTGTCCTCACCCACCTCACGCAAGTGGTGGTGGTAGTGGCGGTTCTGGAGGCGGCGGCGGAAATAACGGCGGCGGTGGAAATAACGGCGGCGGATCTGGAACGGCTGATCAAGGTAACTCAGGTGGTCCTGGAACTTCAGGTTTTGGCGGCGGCGGTGGAGGAAAAGGCGAAGCTGGTAATACTGATGGTAATGGTGCAGGTGGCGATGGTCAATCTTGGGATGATAGTACAACTTATGCTGGTGGTGGCGGTAGTAGATCTCAGGGCGGAGGAACTGGCGGCGGCGGTAATGGCGGAAACAGCAACGCAGCTCAAAGCGCTTCATCTAATACTGGCGGTGGCGGTGGCGGCTGTGGAGGCAATTCACCTCACGGCGGCGGTAATGGTGGATCAGGTATCGTTAAAATTAGATATAAGGTTTCATAATGGCTCATTTTGCAAAACTTGATAGTAATAATATTGTTTTAGCTGTTGAAGTGATTGATAATAAAATTTTAGATCCTAATAACACAGGAACAGAAACTGAAGAATTAGGCAGACAATGGTTAGAGGATTTTTCTGGACATGCTAATTGGAAACAAACTTCATTTAATACTGGAGGCAATACACATGCTTTAGGAGGAACTCCTTTTAGAAAAAATTATGCAAAAGTTGGTGGTACTTATGATGCTGCAAGAGACGCATTTATTCAACCGACCACAGGTGTTTATCCTCACTTTGCTAGTTGGGTTTTAAATGAAACAACATGTTTATACGAGGCACCAAAAACACAACCAACAGACGCACAAAGAGTTGAACCTACATCTGATGCTAGATCTTTAACTGTTTTTTGGAATGAAGAAACTTTAGAATGGAGAGCAACCCCTATAGGAGAAAGTTCCCCTGTTTACAAATTTGACTCTACTAATAAAACTTGGTCAGCTGTTTAATTTTTAAGAGTAAAAACAATATCAGTATAATTTTTTGAAAGTATCAAAGACTCTTGTAATATTGCAAATATATTTTTATTAGTTTCATTTTTAATTTCTGCGCTTTCAGCTGTTAAATCAATTAAGTGTCTAGACCAATCTTTAGTTAAATGTTTTTCATCATTTGTAAAAACTTCTATTTTTCCGTTAGAAACGTAAGCGGAGGATTTTGGTAATATGCATATCGATTTTATGTGTCCGTAGTGAACTAAACAATTAGGAATATTTATTTTTTTATAACTTAATTTTTTTAAAAAATTTAACAAATCAATATTTTTCATAATTTTAATTTAGTAGTAAACGTATTATTTATATCCCCCTTTACAAACGTATTAAACGCCAAAGATATTCTCTCATCATTATCATTAAATTTTGGCACTTCATGTTCTATATTAGATGAAAATAGGACTAATTGTTTTTTTACTACATTAATAGAGTGTAAGCTTGAGTTGTAATTGTTAAAAGATTGCGGTTCAATTCTTAAATATGGTGCATTTGGTTTGTCTTTATAAAATGTTATTTTGTCATTTTTTATTGTATTAAAATAAAAAACTCCACTTACAATGCTGTTTGCATGATTGTGTATATGATGATATTTACCCTCTGTCGTTTTATTTAGCCATGATTCAGTAATATAAATATTAACATTGTTTTTTGGTACAAAAACATTTTTAAAATAATCTATTAAAGAATTATTAATAAAGTTTTTAACATTTGTTAAAGCAAGATTTTCTAGCACATTATTGTTATTAGAAATTAAATTGGAATGATTTTTATTATATGTTGCACTGTTAATAAAATCTTTTTCAATTTGTGTAAATGAGTTTTCATATTTGTAAATACCTATTGGATCAGCAAATAAAATCTTTATTTTTTCAAATTTGTTTTCTTTATCGTGTAAAGAATTAGAAATGTCATTTAATTTAATATTTAATTGATCATAATGATCAAAAAGATTTTTTTTCATTTCAAGTATACGTTAAATGATAATGATCTTCTTTCAACATTTTGTGTTCTAAAAGGATATACAGTATGAGGCACCCAGGAAGGAAAAAGAAAAAAATCTCCTACTTGTGGTAAATATTCAAACTTATATAAACTCAAATTACTAGGTTGATTACAAAACCAACTTATTCTAGCCGCACTAGGGTAGTGATCCTCTTTAGACATTTCTTCTGAAAGGTCAGGCATTCTTAAATAACAAACACCAGACAATATGCCATCATGTAAATGTGAAGGGTTAAAGTCTCCAGCCCATTGTGATACTACCCAAGCTGCAGTCATAGTTATGTGTTCATAAGGCTGCTTACCATCTGCAAAACACGCTTGTACTTGTGGGTCTTCAAGATATTTTTTTACTTGATTAGCAAGGTATAAAGTAAAAGGTTGTGCTTGTTCACTATTAAGCCAGTTATCTGGCATTCTACATTCTTTTTTTACATTACCCGCTAGGTTGTGTGACCAATCTAATTTTTTTGACAACTCCTTACTGTCTAAAACCTCAGATGCCGTGTCATCTAATAATTTTACAATATCTGATGACAAAGATCCTTTCATCATGGACGGACCAAAAGGTCTAAATATTATACTTTCATTCATACTGTTCTCCTTAATTCATTTACTGGGTGATAAGGCGCATATACTTTGTAAAAAAAAGTAATTAAAGTTAATCTATACGTATTATCTGTTACATTTAAGTCAGCCTTGTGTGGATTTGATCCATCAAAAGCTAAGATTGAATTAAATTTATTTTTAAACAATGCTATTTCTTCATAGTAAGATCTGTTTTTTTCTAGATATTCATCGTATTTTTCATCGTTTTGTTTTGTAATGTTAAAATCTTTTGATATTTTAGCTTCCTCTATAGCAGTCTTGTTATCAAAATATTCTTTTCCTTTTATTCTATATAAAGACGTGCCACCTGTATTTTCATGATCAGTTAAATATATTATTGCAGTCAGAGGTGTTTGATCTACATGTATCCAACCTTTATTCAAAATACTGCCATCCGCACTTTTAACATCTTTTGGCCTTATTAATTGAAAAAAAGAAGACGCCCACCATCTAAATGATTCGTCTGACTTTGTAGTTTCTGATCCATAAATTAAACTCATAATTCTATTTTGAACATAGTTGTTTAATTCATCATTAAATGTATGTAAGGCAGCCGTTCTACCTCCTGGATAATTTCTATCAGAAAAATCGTATTTACACGACAATCCTAATTCTTTTATCTTATGCGGTTCTTCAAAAAATTTATCTAAAAAGTAAGTAGGATAATACATCTAACCTTTTTTTCTTAAAGGGACAAAATCTATGTGAAACATAGAGAGATAATAATCTATATCACCTTTGACTAAATCAGGTAATGTAGGCAATTGTTCTTTAAATTTGTTGTAAGTTTCTTCAACATCTTTGCCTTGATTGTGTTCAAGTGTTAATAAATACTCTAAAGGCCAAAACCACAACACTTTATGATCTACAAAATGAATATCATTTTTTATCATGTTGATAAAATCTTGTTGTTCCATTTCAAAGGGCTCTCTATTTCGATAACAATCAAGCAATAAAACATCACAAGAAGATCCAAACATAAATGAATTACTTTCTATTGTGTTAATTTTTTTGTGTAATTTATTATTATGACTTTCATGATACATAAATATATCTTCATATAAGTCTGCAACAGTGACTTTTTTTACGTGCGATTTATGAACAAGCCAATTTGGTAATGTTCCTAAATTATATCCGTAAACATTTACATCCCCGTACGCTAAATCAGCCATAGCCATATTTTGAAAACAATTAAAATAAGTAGGGTTTACAGTTCTAGCCTCTTTACCGTCTATTCTTAAAATCCAATTTAAAGTTTTCTTCTCTTGTAATATCTCAATCTTTCCTGATTTATATTTTTTAAAATTTGGAACTTCAAAATCAAACTTTTGTAACAATTTTAAATATTTATTTTTCATTTATTTTCACCACACATATAGATTTTTGGTTTTTAGTATCATTATTTTCATTCGCATAAAAGCCTAAAAAGTTTACATCTAAACCATTATTAGTTGATAATGAGTCTAAAGAAACATGGCTAATTCCTGTTTCTACATCTCCAAATAAACTAATTAAATTAAAATTTTTCCATAAATCATTTTTTTGTAGATTACCATTTTCTCTAACTAAAAAAATTCTATTTTTTAAATCTGTTACTATAAAAGCGGTGGCTTCCTTATTATTACCATAATACATATTAGAAAAAATTAAATCATCCTGATAGAAACAACCTTGAAATATTCCATAAATTTCTTCTTTATCTTGTCTTCTTTTGATTTTATTCTCTAGTTTACTCACTGGATCTCCGTGAAATATAACATTGTCACTACAAATTTTAATCTCTGTTTTTTCATTTATATTTTTATTTACTCCTATTTTTGGATAAGGTTTTAAACCAAAATTCATGTTATAGTTTCCTGAAAATTGTATTGAGTTTTAATTATTTCTTTTGCTAAATTTAGATCACTTTTATTATTTTTTATAATAAGGTTTGCTGATTTAAAAACATCATTTTTGTCTAATGTTAATTTTGTTATTTTTTCAATGTTTTCCCAAATTTGTAAATTAAAATACTCTGTCATTTCCACATAGGTCCTACAACCCAACCAACTAAACTTTTACGTAAACCTCTAGTAACTTTTGATACTCGGTGTCTCGTCCTAGAATCAAAAAAAACTAAAGTGCCTTTTGTGCGAGGAGCAGACATGATACCACCTAAAGGATCCTCTATTTGTAACTCACCTCCATCATATTCATCTGGATTAGTTAACTGTAATACAAAAGAAAGTTTTCTTACAAGGTCACTACTTTTAACTATGTGATCCTGAACAAGAGAATCAATATTATACGAACGATCAATTGATAAAGGTTTGTATTGTATTTCTATGCCACCATCTGAATGCCAATGATAGTAGCTCCCCTCACCATAATGAGTATATTGCATACACTCATGATCCATTCTTTGTAAATCATAATTAAAATTTGTTCTGTTAGCTAACATTATGTAATGCCATAACAAACCTGCGCTCCAATGTGAGCTTTCAATCCAGGCATTTTTAGATTTTCTGTATTCGTGTTTTTCTTCACCTTTCTCATTTATTTTTGATGATACCAATCTGTCATCAAAATTAAGTGATAGATCCTCAGATAAAATTTCAACAAGTTGATCAGGCATTTGAGTGTTATACCAAAGTAATTGATGTGCCATTTTTTTTCTTTCCAGGCTTTTTTTATCATAAAAAGTTTGTCAAGAAAACAATTAAAAAATTTGTGTTGCAGACTTTAAAATTATGCTTAAATTGAGTACTCACCTAAAATTAAAAATACAGGAGAAAAATATGAAAAATGATGAAGTAAGTAAAGCTATTGCATATCTTGCAGACAAGGTAAGTAAATATCACTCAGAACTTTTGGCAGTAAAAAGAGATCATGCAAGACATACAGAAAAATGTGGTTGTCAATCTACCCCAGGGGAAAAAGTGAATATTTCTAATAACAACAAAGATAAATTTAATTTAAACTCTACTTAGGGGTTTGTCCTAGCATATCTTCTAAAGAGGGTGCAAATACCTTGACGTCCCTTTTAATTTTTTCAGCAGTTGTAGAAGTTCCTGGATTATCAACGTCAGCTTGAGCTGCAGCTTCAGATTCATACTCAGCACCTGTATCTATGTGTGTGATTGTTGTTTCAGTTTTTACTTTGTAGTGTGGAATTCTTCTTCCATCTTCTGTTGTAATGTGACCTAGTAATTCAGCAGGTTCAACTATCGGCATCTTCGTTTCTCCAATTTATGTTAAAACTGATGATAACTCTATCTTCATCAGAATTATTTGTTTGTACCTCATGTTGTAACCATGATGGAAAAAAAATCAAGGAGTTTTCAATAGGTTCCCATTGTACGCTGTGAGCGAGGTGTATAGAGGCTTTATCTGTTTTAGGGGGTGATAGCACCTCTGACTGTGGTTTAGGCTCTAGAAACACAATATTTCCACACTTTTTAGGAGCTTTTAAATAAAATACACCAGATAAATAGTTATATGGGTGCGTATGCACATTGTTTCGTGATCCTGGTGAGTTTATCATACCCCACATACCAGTCATCTCAGGAACATAATTATGTTTAACATCTAAATGATTAAAACAATCTTTAGCATATTTTAATATATCACCGACCAAAGGACGAAACTTTTTAATATCATATATTTCATCATGACTATGCCAACCACCAACATTGGACCGCGGCATACCCATCTCATCTTTTTCTCGTAGTTGATAGATGCTATCAACAAGATGTTCATGGCCTTTTAATTGTAGTGAAAATACGGGGGTAATAAATAGAGAGTGTAAGTTAATCAGAGTTGTCCTTTCGTGACCTCCAAAAAACTTGCTATAATGTGCACCTGATTGGCAGCATTGGCTTGAACTTTAAGAACATCACTTTCTTGCAGAACTAAAGGTTGAGTCAATAATTCTGTTGTTGTGTTTGTAGCAACACTCTTTGCTTTGAATACTTCAAAAGTTGCAGCGCCTCGGACAACTTCAACATCAACTAAAGTTGTTGAACCAGAATCATTGCAAATTAAAAGAGATTTTACTACATCCGTAGTAGGCGGAACAGGTGGCGTTGCACCAGGATCAGCCGTAGGAACTGTTATAACAGTTGTTAAATTTGTTGTGGTAATATCTACCATTGCGCTTTTAAAAGTATTAGCCAAGGAAAAAAGCCTCCGACTCTGACTCGTCTTTTAAATCTTGTTGGTAGTTTGTATTAAGTAAAAAAATAATTTGATCTAGTAATGAAACCATTTGATCAAACTGATTGGGACTATACTCTTCTGTAGCATTTGGTAATCGTGTAATTGTTATCTTAGCCATTATCTTCTTCCGTCTGGTCTAAGTTGTAACTTTGTAGACCCAAGTCTCCAAGCTGTGTCATTAACTGTGTTGGTTTCATATTTGATTTTAACCGCTCTACCTCTACCTCTTACATCAATTTTTTCTGTAGTGCTAGTAATACTCCCTGTTGTAGTTACGTTGGATGCAGATTGTGGATACTGTTCTAATGTTAAAGTAGCTGTCATTGTGTTAGCCAAATTATCAAAGTCAGGAACTAACCTACTAACTGACATGAGCTCATCACCATCAGCAATTTCAACAGATCCAGTTGTTAAAAAAGCAGATAAAGCCGTGCCATCTGCTTTATTATTACCTGTTTCGTGTTCATAAACATACGAAGCACCTGCAGTTAAACCAAGTATTGTAGAGTTGTTAGCAGATAAACTAGCGTTATATTCAGTAGCAATAGGTAATTCAAACACATAGGCTCCTAACCAAGTAGTTCTTCCAAGAGACGTGGTATACCAAGTATTTTCTAAATAATTGTAAGCTACAGCTCTGTCTATTTGTGTAGCATTTGATGAAGGATAATACCAAATTATTTCATTAAAAGCTGTGTTAATACCACAAGCTATATCAGCTTTATTTGTGTAACTTAAATCATCAAACACATAGTCTTGTACAGAACATGGCATTTTTTTAACAACACCATCGTACATATAAAATGAATCATCTGACATCCAATAAGAACGGCCATTTATTTCTATTGCTGCGTGCTGTGCTATTAAACCACAGTTTGCACCAAGTTGTCTTAGACCAAAAGTAAAAGGTGTACCAACAAACTGCACACCGTGTAATGATGTGTCCGTCCAAACTAATATTTGACCTGACGATTTTACAGCACCAATTATTCTTGAACCATCCGATATACGTAGCGAACCAGCTTCATTTGTTGATACGGGTGTATAATCAGTAGCATCTTCTCTGTCAGAAAATCTAAATAATAAATCATCTTGAGTAGCACTATTACCAACAGTTGTTTCGGTACCAAAAAGAAGTAAATGTCTTGTATCAGTAGATACTAAACTAAATCTAGATGCAGTAGGAGCATTTGATAAAGTTGTCGCTCTATTACTTGTTCCTCCTGATGTATCCCAAACAAACGTTCCACCATTTAAAACAGTAGCAATTAAATCTTCACCAAAATTATCTAAAGACCAGTTTCTTGCATCTACTACAACACTAGAAGATGATCTTGGTGTGTTCCATGTGCTAGTGTTCCAAGTTAATGTGCCCCAACCATATCCATATGTAGAAGTAGAAGGACCAACACTTATTTGATACTTAGCATTTCCTGATCCACCACCCCCTGATGTTGATCCAGAGGCTGTGCTTGTATGAGTTACTGTATAAGTGCTAGAAGAGGGAACTGTAATAATTTCAAACTCGTTATTCATATCTAATCCATCTATTGTAGAGAATGAATCAAATGTAACAAAGTCACCCACCTGTGCACTATGAGCTGCGTCCGTAACAGTAACAGTTGTTGTACCATTTGTTGTAAAAGGATTTGTTAAAGAATCAGTAGCTCTAATAGGTGTAATATCGTAAATAGCACCTTCGGAATATAAATAAAGTTTTCTATCAGTGCCTAAAGCAAGGTATCTGGTTCCGTCTAAACCAATCCAGCTATGCGTATCACGGACCACGCCCACAATAGTTTTATTAGGATTTGGTAGATATTGCCAACCTTGCCATCTTTCAGGTTTACCATAGTGAAATCTAACAAAATCAGAATCAACATACTTACGTTGATCTCCTGCTGCATAAGCAGTATCTTGTTTATCTATACCTGGTTGAAACTTTAAATCGACTAATTTCATGTCGGAGTATACTAAATTATTTATTGTTTTGTGGCAAGAATTGAGTGGATACTCGACCTCTGAAATTATAATTACCCGAGTGAACAAGACTACTTGCAATATCAGCGTATACTTTACCACCTATTTTCTGCCATAAACGACAAAAAGCATAATCTTCTGACAAATATCTTTTTGTTTCAGGTTCTATAACTGTGTCAAAAAAAGCATAATTCCAATCAGAAGTATTGTGATAACCGAATGTTTTATCGTGTGGATCACCTAGATGTTGATCAGATTTAAAACGTAAGTTTGGATAAGCTAAAGCCATTTTTTTAAATACGTTTCTTTTTATTAACATAAAACCAGTAGCACCATCCAATACCTCTATAAAACCTTTTTCTACTTTTATTTTATCTGGTTCTGTAACATTTAAATTATATTGTAATGAAGCTGAATGAAGCTCTTCCTCTGATATATTTGGATTATTTTTTACTTTTTTAATTGCTTTAGTCCAATCAATTGTTTTGCGTGGATAGACTCCTGTAACAACCTCTTTATCTAAATCCAACATGCGAAATATTGATTCGGGATCAAAAGATATATCAGCGTCTACAAACATTAAGTGAGTATAATCACCGTCCATAAATAATTGAACTAAAGTATTACGAGCTCTTGTTACCAAAGACTCATTGCCTATTGTACCAAATTGTAATTCTACTTTTTTTGTAGCGGCTAAAGCTGCTAATTGCAAACAGCTTTTAAAATAATCTGCTGTAATCATTCCACCATAACAAGGGGTTGCTATAAAAAGTTTAATCATTTATTTCCTTATAAAAAATATTAAGAGTATATCTGTTAGAACTGTCTCCAAAAGATTGCAAATCTGAATGTGGTATTTTCATGCCATTAAAAAATAAAGCCCTGTTTTCTACAAAACCTATGTGTGAAGACAGTTTATTATCATGCATAAACCCTGTGCCATTATTAAGAAGAGGCTCACCTTTTACAAATAAAAGAAAGTTAGCAACATTACCTTTATCATCATCAGTATGAAACAAAGGTTCTTTGTTATTTTCTCGCAAATGTGCACTCACGGATATTGGTTCAAGATTTCTATGGGGGAAAAAATATTGTTTAACTAATTTAAGTAATGGATCATCATGAATACTTTTATTAAAAGTATGACGCATACCATATAATTGACCTTCAGGATTTTTTACTTCTTGGTATTCTAATTTTTTTACAGTATCTTGAAGTGACTTTAACGTAGCCTCATCTAAAAAATTATCAACGTACATAACAAACTCTGTATTTTTATTGTGTTGCATAATCTACTTTTAAATATTCTATTTTCTTTAACCAATCTTTAGGAATAGCTATTGCTCCTCCACCCGTAATGTCTTCTTTGTCTTTACTATACGAACGCATAATAATTATTTTTTCTTCACCATTATGTATCATCCATCCTACTTCTTGGCACACGGCCAACGGAGCACTTATAACTTCTTTTATATCAAGCCAACCTGTTTCTGTATCACGAGCATCTAACCACGTCACACGGACCATTGGCACTTTGTTGATGTCAATCATTAATAGGTTCTTTTTTCTTTAAATGTAAATTAAATGATACAGATCTTCTTTCTTCGTTAGGTGTTCTAAATGGATAGACACCATGAGATAGCCATGACGGAAACAAATATATAGCACCTACTTTTGGAGTTGCTTGATGTTTATGTCCACTAAAAGTTGCAGCTTGACCAGCATGCCAAACAATATCACCTACACATGGATAATGATCTTCTTTTGCGTATTCGTCTTTAAGACTAGGTGGCACTCGTAAATAAATAACACCAGATAATTCACCTTGATGTATATGAAAAGGATTAAAGTCTCCAGCCCACTGGCTCACGACCCACATAGATTCTATTACCATCTTACCAACAAACGCTGGAGATATAGTATCACTAGCAGGAGGAATAGATATGTACTGTTTAACTATTTCACCTAATGCTCCTATTAAAGGTTCAAAAGTTTTACTAGCTAAATCTTCTTGAGGGTAACGAACTTCTTTTTGAACATTGCCCGCTAAATTCATAGAATGATCATATTTTTTAGACAGCTTGTCGTCATCTAACAGCTCTGTTGCCCTATCATCTAATACTTTAATTAATTGTAAAGGTAGTTTGCCTTGTAATATGGTTGGACCAAAAGGTCTAATAGCATGAAAATCTACTTTAGTTGACATGGTTTCCTTTCTTTCGTAAATATCTATTGTCATATAGCAATTATTTGCCTATAAATATAGGATTAAATTGGCTTATTCTTCAAGTCTTGCCTTCTTGCTTTTTCAACACAAAAAACAGTTGCTATAAAAGGATTATGCATGATTGACGAACAATTTTTAGAAACAATACCTCGATATGGAATTGGTGGTTTTGTTGGTAAAATTTTTAAAAAGATAAAAAAAGCTGTTAAAAAAGTAGCTCCTATAGCTGGAGCAGGTATTGGTTTTTTACTTGGTGGTTCTGCTGGTGCAGGTATTGGTTCTGGTATTGGAAGTCTTATTGCTGGTAAATCAGTTGGAGAATCTCTTAAAAATGCAGCTCTTGGTTATGGTATTGGTTCAGTCGCAGGACGCTTTGGTCCTTTTCAAGGTTTTGCAGGTAAAGGTATTGGTGGTAAATTTGCTTTTGGTGACAACTACAATGTCTTAAATAAATTACTTCCAAGAGTAACAGACACTACAGGTAAAATAATTACTGAGGGTGGTGGTAAATTAGATGCAAAAACATTTTTAGAAAACAAAAATATAGATCCAGCTATTTTAGAAGATCCAAAAACAGCAAGTTATGTTAATGAATTAATGCTTAAAGAATCTACAAAAGAAGTTGCAAAAAAAGCAGGCAGTGATCTTTTATCAAAAGGTTTACTTGCTTCTACTCTTGCAGCTCCAGTGTTGACTTACTTTGATGCAAAAAAAGCAGAAGAAGAATATGTACCTGGAGATCCTTATGCTTTAAATCCATTTTATTATCAAGACCCACAACAATTTCAAGTTGCAGGTATTGGTACAAAACCTTATTACATGGAAGATATGCAAGATTATTACGGAATGCCTACATCAGATTTACCTACCGATTTTATTAGAGCAAATAAAGGTGGTATTATTCAATTGGCAGATGGATCAGAAAAATATTTTCCTCGTAAAACAGGAAAGATTGATGGACCGGGAACTGGGACAAGTGATGACATACCAGCAATGTTAAGTGATGGAGAATTTGTCTTTACAGCAAAAGCAGTTCGTAATGCAGGTGGTGGAGATAGAAGATCAGGTGCAAAAAAAATGTATGAAATGATGAAAAACTTAGAAAAAGGTGGTACACTTTCTGAGCAATCAAGAGGAGTGGCATAATGGCTGAAGTACAAGAATATATAAATAGAGAAGCCGCCGATATAGAAGCTCGTAAATTAGGGCTTATGGATTCAGCTAAAGCATTAGCTGAAAAAGGTTATGAAATTCCAGAATATGTTTTAGCTGGTTTAACTCAAGATCAAAAAGATGCTTTACAGTTAACTAGATCTGGTATTGGAGCTTACAAACCTTTTCTCACACAAGCAGAACAAGCTATGCAACAAGGTTTGGGCACAACAGCACAAGCTGCTAGTCAACTTGGAGCGATAGGAGGAGCCCCAACTCAAGCACAATTAGATGCTTACATGAATCCTTTTCAACAGTCTGTTATTGATGCAACAATGTCAGAGTTAGATAAACAAGGAGCTTTAGCACAATCAAATTTAGCAACGCAAGCACAACAAGCAGGAGCTTTTGGTGGTTCGCGTTTCGGGGTTCAAGAAGCAGAACTTGGAGGAAATTTACAAGATGCAAGAGCACGTGCATTAGCACAATTAAATATGCAGAATTTTGGTCAAGCACAAGCAGGAGTACAAAATCAATTAGAGAGAGAAAGATTAGCTGCATTAGGTATAGGTGCATTAGGTCAACAACAAGCACAATTAGGTTCAGGTTTTGCTAGTCTAGGAGCTCAACTTCAAGGCATGGGACAACAAGATGCTTCCAACTTACTTGGTATTGGTGGAATGCAACAACAATTTGCTCAACAACAAGAAGATGTTAAACGAAGAAATTTATTAGAGCCAAGGATGCAACCATATCAACAACTTGGTTTCTTATCAGATATTTATCAAGGAGCTCCAACATCTGGACAGGTAATGAATATAGGTGGAGGAGGCACAGGTGCTAGTCCACTACAACAAGCTATAGGAACTGGTGTAGGAATGCTATCAGGTATTGGTGGTTTGAAAAAGTTAGGAGTATTTTAATGTCCGTTTTAAATAGACCATTATTTAGAAGACCCTCTGCAATGCCACCTTCACGTGGTCCGATGCCCGTGGTCAATCGTGAGGAAGGTTCATCAGAAAAAGGAGAGGAAAGTATTGCTTCAAAATTAATGGGAGCTCTTTCAAATATTATTGGAAAAGCTGAACCAAGCACAGGTTCTCAAAAAGAATCTGATATAAATTTTTACCGAGATAAAGGGTATAATGATGCTGAAATATCTTTAATTCTTAATGGAATGTTAAATCCAATGGAATTTGACCCTGGAGTATTTACTTTAAATTTTGATATGGAAGCCGCTGTTAATGAAGGAAAATTAATTAGAAAAGAAAACTCTAACTCTGTTGTAAGAGAGGGGGAACTACCGGGTATTGGTGTTCTTAGAGAAGGGGAGCTACCGACATTTGCAATGGGCGGAGAAACAAATGGTTTAGAAGAATTAAGTCGAATGCGATTTAGACAAGAAGGTTCTCCTATGATGGGCGAACAAGTTGATGCAGGTAATGTTGGTATTTTGGATGGTTTTAGTGAACAACAAGCATCCTCTATGGTTCAAGAAGGAGAACAATCTAGAGAACAAATAGATGGTGCACAAAATTATGATGAGTTGATGAAATCAACAAGAGGAGATAATGCATCAGAAGAGGAAAGACGTGATGAGTTAGCTCAACTTGTTGGTGAAGAAGATGCTCAACAAACACCAGACAGTGTCTTAGCTTTAATTCAACCCGTTATGCAAATGTTAGAAACAGAAGCTGCCGACACAGGTATTGCACAAGTTGAAGGACAAAATATGCCTCCAGAAATGATGGGTACAGGTATCGCACAATTTGCAGAAGGGGGAGCCGTACTCAAAATCCCAAAGTATTCTACAGGCACTAGTTCTTCTGGTGTAAGTGTTGAAGAAGAACAGGGCTTTGGATTTGTGCCTAAACCTAAAAGTGATGATACTATTCAATATCCAGAAACTGCAAGTTTTTTATTAGACATGATAAATGATATGGAAACTCCTTTAGGTACACGAAATCAAGCAATCATGGATAAGTATGAAGATAATTATAAATTATTTTCTGAAATATTAGGAGGACAAGGGCCTAGTAAAGATCAAATGATTGGAGAAATATTAACAAGCGTTGTTTCTCCATTAGCTTTTGCCTATGCTCAAGGAGCTGATTTAAAAGATATATTACCACAAGGAACTGCAGCTATTGGTAAAATAGCAAAAAATTATGATGCTTTATCATCAAAACAAACATCACAAATTAGAAACTTAGCTTTAACAGAGGCTATGAAAACAAAAGAAGATCCTCTAATGGAAGTTTATTTAAGAGATAATCCTAACACACCAGATGTAAATGAAAGTTTACAAAAAGTATTTAGAAAAGAATCTGAAGTATTAGCAAATAAAGATTTGTACTCAGCAGAGTCTATTGCTGAAGTTGAAGCTAGAGTAGCTAAAACTACAGCAGAAACAGATCAAATAAAAACACAAACAGCTCTTTCAGAAGTAGAATTAAAATATGCTGATATTATGGCTAACAAAGACATTCAACATAAAGATTCTTTGATAGATAGTGTGAAAATAAATAACTCTATAAATGAAGTAATTCTTGAGTTTAAACCAGAAACTCTGACAGCAGAACTTAAAAAAATTAATTTAGATAATATTGAACAAGGTATCAGAAATGATACACTTCGTCCAAAATTAGAAGCAGAATTAGAGACAACACTTGTTCAACTAGATATTGCCGAAGAAAATTTAAAACAAGAAATCATTACAAGTACATATGCTGAACAACTTGAAGGTCTTAAAGGCGAAAAACTACAAGCTGAAATAGATAAACTAACTCAAGAGCATGATTTTAATACTGATAATAACTTCCTTCTTTTAAAAGAAAAGGAAGCTGAAATTAAAAATCTTAAATTAACAGGCGAATCTATTGAACTTGAAAATGAATATAAAACATATCAAAATCAATATGCAGATGAAGGATTTAGTGAAGATCTAACAGCTAAGATTCTTGAAAATAATAATAAGAGAATTGTTAATGCTCAAGAAGTTATTAACTTAGAATATCTTCCAGAGGAAAAAGAATTAAACCTTAAGAAATTGAAAAAAGATATTGAGAAAACAGTAATTGATACTGAAGGACAAAAAATTATTAATGATAAAGGTGAGATTGAATTAAATTTCTTAAACGATAAACTTACAAATGATGCAATTGAACAAATGTTAAAGATAGAAGAGTTAGAATTTAAAATAAATAACCCTCCAAAAGATTGGAAAAAAATAAATGCTGTCGTTGATTACAAAAATAAATGGTATGATTCCGCTATTGTTAAATCAACAGTAGAGAGTCAAGATAAAATGGGTGAACTTGTTGTATCTGCTACTGCTGATACAGGCGCAGGTGATATATCTTTTGTTTATCAATTTATGAAAATGCTTGATCCTAACTCTGTTGTTCGTGAGGGAGAATTTGCAACAGCAGAAACTGCAGGTGGTGTCCCAGAATTTATTTGGAAAACTTATAACAATTTAAGTAGAGGTGAAGGTAGAAGATTATCTGGAGATACTAAAGCAGACTTCCTTCAAATAGCAGCTAAAATGTACGTTCAACGATTAAAAAATTATGATGCTGAATGGCAAACACAATCAAAAATTGCAGGTAATTTATTTGGTGATGATATGATAGAAAATGCAATACCTTATATAGATGTAAATATTGATTTATTAACACAGCTTTCTAATGCACAAACAATCAAAAAATTTCAAGACAATAGCAACTTAGGTTTAGGAGAAGTCACACCTGAAAATATGTTGTATGGAGGTGAGGATGAAACAACAAACTTTGAATCTCTTATAGAACAAATAAAATTACACGGAAAAGGTAGTTAATATGACTGATGTTGCAGGGAAAGAGTATTTTAGCACTTTAGATGATTTAGCTGATCAAAGTAAAGATATACAAAGATTATTAAACTTTGAAAGATTTGGTCTGTTAGATGAAGACACGCAAGCTGCTGTCGATTCTGAAAGAAAAGCAGGAAGAATTCCAGATCCTATGCAACCAATAACTCAAGAAGAATTTGATAATCTAAAGATGATATATGGTGCGTTAACAATATTGTCTCCAAATCAAACTAGAGCAACTGATATGGATTATGCTAAACTTCATCTTAGTGCCGAAAAAGCAGGAAATTTTTTTACAAAAAAAAATGTTCAAAAAGAAATTGGCGCTATTGTGGGAGGTATTGTATTACCTACATTTTTACCAGTATATGGACAAGCAACTTTACCCGCAAGGATTGCAGCATTTGTTCAAAAATATCCTAGGTATGCAAAAACAATTGCAGCATTTATGGGTGGCACCGGGGGATCAGCTCCATTCTCAGATTCATATAAAGAAGCACTTGGTTATGGATTAAGAGAAGCTGCTGGAGAGGGTGCATTTCAGTTTATAGGTAAAGTTTTTCCTTATTTAAGAAAAATATTTAGAGGAAAAGAGGGAGAGAATATTGAAGATGCTTCAAGAATAGCTTTACAAATAGCTGAAGCTGGAGGAACAACGGTAACACCAGGAAGATTATCTACATCCAGAACAATAGATATGTTGGAACAAATTGCTAATCTATCAATTTTTGGTGGAGGAACAATGAGTAAACAAGCACATAAAAGTGTTGAAGTTATTCAAAATGAAATGGGTAAATTTTTAGCAAGAGAATTTAGTGAAGGTACAGGAGACAATGTTACAGCTAACATGGTCTCCCTATTTATGAAAAGAGCTAGTCAAGAAAATGTTGATGACTTAATGAAAAACTTTTTATTAAAAGGACGAGATTTTTATGATGAAGCTGTTGAAGGCGCATATAAAAATGTTTCAAAAGAAATTTCTAAATTAGTGGGAAGAAATTCTAAAGTTATAGATATATCTGGTTTAACAAAAGTATTAAACAATCAAATAAAAACTTTGTATGGAAAAGGAGTAGGAGGAAGACCTATCGACCCTAATGATCCAAATATTAACGCTCTTAGAAAATATCTTAAACAGTTTGAAGGAGGTAATGGTAAAGTTGATATAGAAACTGCTAACAATATGAGATCTTATTTCTTATCAGAAACAGGTATCTTTAAAACTGGTGTAGCAGGAAGTCCAAAATTTCAGAAAATAGCTGGTGCATTAATGGATGCCACGCAAACTTCGATTGATGATTCAATGAAAGCTTTGGCAAAAACTCTTAATAAAGAAGGTTCAAAATATTCAAAAAAAGAATTAGATAAAATTATGAAACTATATGCTGAAGCAAATGGTTTATATAAAAAAGGTGCTGACACATTTAATATGGATTTTATCACTGGTCTTTTAGTTGGTGAATCAAAAGGATTTACTAAAAAAGGATTAGATATGACTAATTCTATTGCTAAGAATTTTATTACTGCAGGTAAACCTGCAAGAGTAGAGGCTTTTTTTGGTTTATTAAAACAAGGAGTAGATAATAATATTATTACTCGAGAAGCTGCTGAACTTATGACACAAAAAATTCAAGGTTCTTTTTTAACTGATGTGTTATCAACTAATGTCGATGCAGTTACAGGAGCAGTTAATGCTAAAGGAGTTTTAGGAGCTTTAGATAATTTTAGAGGTAAAGGAAAAGATATTATGCAGCCTCTTTTCATGGATAATCCTATGTCAAAAAATCCTAAAGCTATACTTAATTTTAGAAAATATTTAAGAGGTTTAGCTAAAGCACAAGAAAAAGGTATTGATACTGGAGGAGGAACATTATTTCTTCAAAGTGGTCAATTTGGTGCATTACAAGGAGTAGGAGCAGTAGCTATTGCACTTGGTTCTCCAACAGGGAATACTCAGTATGACCTTGCTTTATCTGGTTTAATTTTAACAGGACCTTATGCTATATCAAGAGCTTTTACTAATCCAAAATTTGTTAATAATTTAATGAATTTAAAATTAGCTAGTTCTTCAGGAGAAGGTAAAGCAAAAGGATTGATATCACGTAGTTTGTTAAATCTTCTTGAAGTAGGTGTATCGGATGGAATTTTTAGTGGAGGAAATGCTAAATCTGTAGCAACAAATGCTGTAGTTGAAGGTATATTAAAAGAAGAAGATTTGGATGGATTAGAGTTTATGTTAACTCCTCCAGAGACATTACCAAACTTAGATGACAATAAGAAAAAAAATAATACTGATGCTCTTCTTAATTCAATTAATGAAGAAACTTCTTCAGAAAATTTAATTGATGTAAACATAGACGATGCTTCAATGCTACCTTCTATAGAAATACCTGAATCAAGTTCTGATATTATGGCTAATGTTATTGATTCCCCGGTAACACTTGATGCTTCAGCACCAACAACACAGTCAACACTGGGCCCTGTAGGATCTAGTATAAATCCAGAAACTCAACAAAAATTAGAATCAGTTGGTATGCCTTTGTTTGCTAATCAAGGAGGAATAGCCTCTTTAATGACACAAAGAAAAAAACCTAAACAGATGGTGGTGTAATGATACGTCAAAGTACAAATTTTAATACAGGGAAAACCACATTTAAAGAGTTTAAAGACACCCCTATATCTGCAACAGAAAGATTGGAGAGATTCATAAATACTAATCAAGATAAAAAAAATCAAGCTCCAAGTATTGATTCTGTTTTACAAGACATGCCAGAAAAAAGAGCGGATTTTGTTAGAAGAAACACAAGAGAAGATGGTTCTTTGAATTCTGCAGCTTTAGCTATGCTTAATCCTTATTTAGATGAACGTCCTGAATATTCTAGACAATTAAATAGACTTAGAACTTCTTCACCTGAAATGGCGCAAGCTTATGCACAAAAATTTCCTATTCAAAATTTTGCAATGAATGCTCCCTCAAGTATTATTAAAAATACTCTTGGAGGAAGAATATTATCAAGTATTGGAGGAAGAATAAAAGATACAGTAAGCACTGGTGTTGGTACATTAAAAGATAAAATAGCTAATGTTATTAACCCTAAGTTTGAAGACCCTTATTCACAAGCATCAAGTAGTTATAATTATGATGATTTAAATATTGAAGGATATCCTGATGAAATACAAAGAAGATTACAAGTAGGGCCAATTAGTGAAGAGGATACCTCTGAAACTAATATTGAAGCAATAAAAGATGAAAAAACTTCTTATAAAAATAATAAAATACAAAATGCTCAAGATACTTTTACTTTTTATAATACCTTAAATAATCCAAGTAATGTGCTACCACCTAATTTTGCACAAACTTTTGAAAGATTAAAAGACACAAATCAACTTACATCAGGTGATTTTATGAAAGCTAATCAATTACTAAGAGATATTGTGCCAACACAACAAGCTTTTCCACCAATGATAAATGCACAAAATACAGGAATTAACCAAGTTCTTCCTAAAGAAATTCAAACAGCTAACTTGTTTGGTAATTTTCAACCTAATATTGCACCTATTGTAGATCAAGTTAATGAGTATCGAGAAATTTTAGATGATGGTAAAGGAATAGATTTAGATTTAAAAAATAGAGGTGTTTCTTATTCGCAACCACTCTTTGGTGGGACGCTGACCGGGGAAATAAGTGATGTGGGGGGAGATAATCCAACAGCAGGGTTATTCTTTAATAAAGTAATTTAATGGATAATAGTCTTAAAAACATTATTTGGTTCGGCTTAATACTCGTAGCTGCTGGAGCATCTTATGGAATGATGTCAACAAGATTACAAGCAGTCGAGTCAAAACAAACCCAATTAGAAGCAATAATATTACAAGACATACCAGAAATAAAAGAGCGAGTAATAAGATTAGAGATATTGCTTGAAAGAGCATTAGAAAACTAATCTAATCTATTGTATCGTTTTATCAAAATCTTTCTTACTCTTTCCCATTGCATTCGTATTAATACATCATTACCATTACGTGGTTCGCGTAACGCTTTTTTACCTAATTGACCTTTAAGTCTTATTAACCTTGCTTCTAAATTCATTCTTCTAAACTTTCTCCTATTAACTCAACTTTGTTGATACCTAATTGAGTTGTGTCATAAATATCTTGCTTTGCAATTTTTTCTGCCTCTTTAACATCGTCTGTTGCATAAGTTAATATTTTAGTAAAATGACTTACTCCATTTGCTGGAAAATAATTTTCATAAGTTACTTTAAAATTCCACCATCTCATTTTCATTTTTAATCCTTTCTTTATAATATTATATTATATTATATAATATTATAGTCAAGCAATTTCGTTTTTATGGCAGAAAACCTAGATTGCGTCTCCCCACGATTTTCCTAAATCGCAGTCAACTTTACTTGGGACAGATAATTTAATTGCATTTTCCATTACTGAAATAATTTTATTTTTTGTTTCTTTAGAGCCATCAAAACTTAAAGTGAGCTCATCATGAATTTGTATTAAAGGAGTCAAACCTTCTTTATGTAATTCTATCATTGCTTGTTTTGTTTGATCAGCAGCAGAACCTTGTATTAATCTATTTAATGCTTTGTATGTTCCTGCAGGTTTTAAATGATGATACTTACCATATTTTAATTTTGCTTGATCTTTTGGGAGTGCTTTAAATACGCCAAAGGTGGTTGGTTCCCACAATTCAAATCTACATTTTCTTCCCTTGAGTGTTGAGACATAACCCTCACTGTTGGCGTAATTTGTTACTCTTGTCGCTAAATCCTTAACGAAAGGTACTTTATTATTGTACTCTTTTAATATCTCTCTTGCAACGTCTACATCTACTTGCAACTCATTAGAAAGTTTGTTGACACCCATTCCATAAAACAATCCTAAGTTAATAGTTTTGGCTTGATCCCTATCAATATTAGCTATTTCTGCTACTATATTATGGAAATCTGCTTTAGGATTTTTTGTATATTCTTCTACAATTTTTTCAGACCCTTCACATCCAAGAGCAAATGCATAATGTGACGCGATCCGAGGTTCTTGTTGACTATAATCAAAAGATCCCCATACCTCACCTTCTTCTGGTAAAAATAAACCTCTTATTTGTTTTTTAATTTCTTTATTACGAGAAGGTAATTGTTGTAAATTTGGATTAGAATAACTTAAACGACCTGTTAAAGTACCTGATTCTCCATCACGCATTTGATGAATACTTGCGTGAACTCTTCCTGTCTTACCATGTTTTAAAATTGTATCTAAAAATGTTGATTGAACTTTATTATATTCTCTAGCACTCTGTATTTTTTTGGCAATTGGGTGAGAATGATTAAGTAAAAAATCTTTTGTAAAACTAGGTGCATTAGTTTTCTCTGTTCTTGGATATTTTATTTTGAGTTTATCAAAAACTTTCGCCACACTTGCTGCAGCCCAAACATCAACTGCAATACCCGTGTCTGCCAATACACTATCCAATATCTTCTTTTCTGTATTCTTAAAACTTTTTTTATAACTTTGTGCTTTTTGAACATCAACTCTTACTCCTTTTTTAATCATATTAAATATTATGGGCAGTAAACTCATTTCCAAATGGTAAACATCTTTAAGACTTTCTTTTTCAATTATAGGCATCATGTGATGATATAATCTTAATGTTAAATCAGCATCTTGTTCAGCATATGAGCCAACAAAAATAGCTGGTAATTTATACATTTCACTTTTTGGATTTACACCAAACTCAGTAGCAGCTTGCTTTAATATGTTTTCATCTTTCCATTCATTCAACATATCTTTTCCTACAGCATTTAAAGCATAAGAAAATTTATTTTCATTAATTATGGGAGCCATTATCATTGTGTCAACTATTGGCCCATTAACCTCAATACCTTCTGCATGAAGCCAACCTAAATCATAAAGAGCATTGTGAGCTACTTTTATAGAATCTGTTTTCATTAATTTTGTAAACCAGTTAATGACTCTTCTTCTATCCCAATTAAAACCGTTTTCGTGTCTTATAGGATAATAACCTTTCCACCCATCTACAGCCACAGCAATACCTATTATGTGTCCTTGTTTTGTTGTCCAACCTGGTCCACTGTTTTTTAATTCTGGATCGTAAGTCTCTAAATCAAAAGCAATAACTTTTGCATCAAAAATGTCAGGTAATTCATGTGGAGGAATCCATTCTGGTTTTGGTTGAAAAAAATTTGTTTCTGTAACATTAGTCATTTTTACCCTTCCGTTGAACTATTTCACCAGCTATGCTTGCATATGCAGCTAAATCAACAAAGCTATCTTTTTTAGAAGAATGCATAATTCTAGCTATTTTTACTAAACCCATCATGATAGCAACTTGCTCTGGTTCTATTTTTGTTTCTAAAAAAATAGACCATAAATCAGCTATGCGCTGATGATTTTTAAGCTTATCTCCATAATCTTTATTCCTTTCTCCGCCTATAAGATCTGATGCTTCTTTTAATATTTCTTTAGATATCATCTTTCATCACCATACATTCTATAACCTTCTTGTTTCTGAGCCTCGACAATATACAAATTTTGTTTTGCTCTTGTAACAGCTACATAAAACACCCGGTGTTCATCATCGGGATTTTTTATATAAGACTTATAAACTAATTTACCTAAATCTAAAAGAACAACTACATTATCGCATTCTCCACCTTTAGCTTGATGAATTGTTGATACTCTTATTCTTGGTTCTTTACTAAAATCTTCTCCAAGATCTTTTAATCTTCTTAAATAAACAATCTCATAAGCATCTATATTGTCTAAAACATCATACCAATTACCATCAGATAATAATCCATGATTTTTTTTAAGGTCATCAATACTTAACATAGTGTCTTCATTTAAATTTTTAAAATTTTTTCCTCCTCTTTTTATACCAATACCATTTTTCTTTTTTTCAGATTTAATTTTTGAGTATAGTGTTGATGCTTCTTTTAAACTTACTAATTCACCTTGTTGTAGTTTTTCCCAAATATCTATAGCATCAATTATGGTTCGTGATACGGGTCTATGTTCCCCCCTTCCATACCAATACCCTAAATCTTTTAATGTATCTTCTATAATTTCATTTCTAATTTTTTTTGTTCTTCCTAAAATAAGCCAATTACCTTTGGATATGTCAATGTGTTTAAGAGCTGCAACCCTATAAATTTTACCTTCTTCTTCTTTAGGTTCCCAAACTTTAGGTCGTCTTTTTCTTATGTGACTAATAATAAAATTTGCTAATCTGTAAATTCTTTTTGGACACCTATAAGATTTATTTAAAACAGTGACATCTCCTTTTAAATTAATAAATTTATCAACATCTGCACCAGACCACCTAAAAATAGCTTGATCATCATCCCCGGCAATGTAAACTTCTTTGCTTGTTTTAATAAGTTTATCAACCATGTTATATTGAATGCGAGGCATGTCTTGTGCTTCATCAATAAACAGTACATCAAAGTGTGTTGAAAATGTGTCATTTGTGTAATCAACTATCATGTCAGTAAAATCAAAAACGTCATTCTTTTTTTTATATTCTTTTATAGCTCTATCAATATAGTCTAATCTTTCCCACCTTATCGATTGTTCATCATTATAAAAGTCAAATGCTTTTTTAAGAGAGATATCTTTTAAACGAGATAAATTTATTAAATTAGCATAATGATAATTTGTGTTTGTATAAATAGATTGATCATTGTTATCAAAAACTAAATTAAAACCAATTGTTTGAGAAAGTTCTTTCCAATGTTTTGATTTCATCAACTTACTTTCATCTTGTGGAAGATGACTTAAAGCAAAACTATGTAATGTACGAAAATGAACTAAATCATCTTTACTAGCTTGAAACTTTTCTCTGGCTCTGTCTCTGGCTTCGTAAGCAGCTTTTTTGGAAAAAGAGAAAAAACCTATCTTGTCCCAAGCTATCCCACTTTCTTTTTTTTGCTGACAAATATTTAGTAATGTCGTTGTTTTTCCTGTTCCAGGTGGTCCTAAAATAATTTTTATCAAAACGGAATTTCCTCTTCTTCATTCTTACCTCCCAATACTTGATCTTCTTTAGATACCTCTTTGTCAGTAAGTACTGAAGGAAGATCGATTTCTTCTGTAGATTTTTCAAAAGCAGGTAACATCCATACTCTTGTTTGTATTTTTCTAACAGAAACTGTAATATTCAACCCGCCTAGATCTTTTAATCTTTGAACAACCCAAATTCTTTTTACTTTAAAATTCTTGCTATTTTCCAACCATTTAGATAAATCTACTAATCTAAAATAAGTTGGATTAGCTTCAATTTTTTCTTCGTTGATTGTAAACTCTTTTGTTTTTTCATTATCTGTAAATGCTTTTTGCATGTCTAACTCATCTATAGAATAAGCCTCTCCTCTACCTGTACAAAATTCTTTTAAATAATCATTAAACTCTCCAACTTTTGAAGCATCTGAAGGAGCCTCTTCTTGTCTAATTTTTTCAAACAGTATAGAAAGAATTTCATCCCAATCTTTATCTTTCATTGAAGGAACAAATTTTAATAATTGTTTACCAACAGTTTTTCTAATCAATCGATGACTATATAAAACATCAATATCATCTATTTCTATTCTTCTATCTCCTACATTTAAAAACCACAACTCATCACCTAAAACAGACAAGTCACTATACTCTGGATGATCAAAATCAGATTGACCTATGCCATGTTTTCTAAGTTTACATAAAGCTTTTTGACACACAGAAGAAATTGGTTGATCATTACAGCGATAAGAATACTTAGGAGAACCATCTGTTTTATTTGACCTTACTTGTTTTTGTAATGTAATAATTTCTCCTGCATCTAAAGGTGGGTCCATATAATCCATGTTATATTTTTCCATCAAAGCCTCCCAATTATCGGGATTAGATTTTCTATAAAAAATTCCTATGTTAAATAATCCATTATTGCGTGTACCTTCTGGGTATCCTTGAGTCGTTAATATTTGTAAGCATGGTGGTCCTTCAGGTATGACTTCTTGTTTAACCTGTATTGCTATCTTACTGATATCGTCACAAACATATTTATCATATAGTTCAAAGAATTCTTCGAGAGTAGCTCCCTCACCATTATCGAGATACGCGTACCGGGTTTCACCATGATAAGGTAAATTCAACCATGAACCTGTGTCTCTTTCATTGGCAAGTTGTGTTTGTTTAGGAAATATTTCTGCTTTTGCATGGCCAAGGTAAGAAGCTATCTCCCTAAGTTTTTGTTGAAACAAAGCAGCAGATTGAGGTTTTTTTGAAAAAAGAAAAATATGTGCACCAAAAGATTTTGATGAGCACATTATTAATGGTAAATTATATTCTCTTATTTTTGATAATATTTTTTTATGATCCAAAGGGTATTCGTCTACATCAATACATCCCCATGAAGATGTTGCATCGTCACGAATTGGTACAATACCAAGAGCAGGTTCTTTACCTTCCAAATGATTTTCATACATATGAAGAGTTGGTGGTTCGTGTTTCGTGAACATTTTACCATCTTTTTTTCCATTAGCTTTTACATCAGTATAACGATACTCTCCATGTGCACGGTCTAAACCAGTAAATATATTTTTAAATTTTTCTACTTTCATAAATCATATAAATTAAAAAAGGGGGCATAGCCCCCTTAAATTTAATATTAGCCAAGAACTTCGCTATGAGCTGCTTGAGGCTTGACTTCAACAATTTCCTCGGCATCTACCATAGCTTCAGGTGCTGGATCAATTGACCCAGAGCTGACTAATTCATGAAAGTTTTGTGCTTCACCCACAATAAAAGATGGATTTTTTAAATCATTAATAGATTTATCTAGTGTTATTTTCCATCCCCACCAATCATTCTTCTTATTTTGTTCGAGAACAGTTTCCATTTTATAAACATTCGCAAACATTGGAAGAGTCATAAGTGACCCATTCTTGGATTGAACTTTTTGATTCATCATCATTGTATTCCAATAACGGGATTTTTTGTATTGAGTTTTCTGCATAATGATTTGACATCTTTCAAAAGACCCATCATCATTTAAACGTAAAACAAAATACTCGGCAGTTCTTACAATATATGTAGGGCTCATTGCACCATTAATCATATAATGATCCTCACCATCTGCACCCCTTGTAAGAGGAGGGCAATTTTCTGGAGTATAGATTTTTTCTGGATAACCAGAACCTTCTCCAAGTGGAGACCATTCAACACAGCGTACTCTAAAAGCACAAGGTATGACAGAAATACTATCATAAAAATCTTTATTAACTGAGTTAAAAATATTTCCTTGCTCAAGTCCTTCGACATATTTTGCATTTGATTTTTTAACTTCAGGAGTTTGAGAACTAGCAATTTTTAAAAATGGAATTGCCATTTCTCCAGCATTAACATTTTCAAACCCAACACCAGCGTGGGAAGAAAAGTCAATAACTTCAGTCGATACTTCATTTTTCTTTTTTCTCGTTACATCGTTCATCGTTATTTTCCTCGTTTAATTTTAACTTTACTACCAATAAAAACACTAAACACTTCCATCGGTATATCGTTACCTTTGTTTATTTGTTCACCAATTAAGGCATTCAAGGTCATAGGCTCGACCTTGCGTTTTTGATCTGGGTATAATTCTCTTTGCTGTAATTCATTAACTAGATTATCAGCTACTTCATTATCACCCTTACCAAACTTTATTGAAACAATGTTTTTGATTAAGTCACCATGTCCATTGTCTTCTAACCATTGAAATGCTTCAGGTTGATTTTCTTTAGTAATAGTACCTCTATAAAAAGGTTTAAAACTAACAGAGTCTCCTTCAACAGTTTTAATTTCTTTAACTCCCCGCTGTGTCATAAGTTCAACAATTTTGTCATTGGCTTGTTGCAGCTCTTGTTTTTTTCTTTTAACTTGTTCTTCTAAGTTAAGTATTTCAGATTCAATATGTAAATATTGATTTGAAACTTCAGAGACATCAGATACTTCACTGATGTCTACTTTTTTTTCTTCAGTTTGAAAGTTTGTAAAATCGACTTTATCATTCATAACTATTCCTTTCATTTAAGTCTATCTGTATAGGATAATAGGTATAGGTTCTTCTATCATATTTAAGAACTTTATATTTTCCCCTATTATTGTAAGAAGCAACAGAACAAGCAACACCTATCATAGCTGGATCACCAATTAATAATAAGTAATCATCGTCACTAAAATCTTTCATAATACTTTTAGCTTTACGAATAGCAGGCCCAGGCGACAACATAATTTGTTTTCCTTCTTCATATAAAGGAATTAGTTGTCCATATTGTTGTGCAGAGATAATATTAAATTTAGATACCTCTTGTACTACAAATACTTTTGCTTTTTTTTCTGTGTCTTTCATCTTTCTTGAAGACCATATATTATTTTTATTTTAAAAACACAATAAAAATGTTATTAAAAAAATTAGAAAGTATGAGTAACATAAAATATAGCTTTAAAACTAAGCCTTTTAGCCATCAATTAGCTGCAATGGGAGCCTTTTTAAATCATTTAAAGAGGGGAGAAAATGAATTCGCACTGCTTATGGAGATGGGTTGTGGAAAAACAAAAGTGTTAATTGATGGTGTTTCTTACTTATATGACAATGGATTTGTTTTTGGTTTATTAGTTATTTGTCCTAATGGTGTTAAAGGAACGTGGGTAAAAGAAATTGAAACACATATGCCAGAACATGTTGATCGTAATGTAGTTGTTTGGACAGGTCAAAAAACAAAAAAGCATGAAGAAGAATTACAAAGTTTATTTTTAGTAGAACCTGCAAAAGTAAATTTAAATGTTTTAATAATGAATGTTGATGCATTCACCACGGATCGTGGTAAAAAATTTGCAGATCGTTTTTTATTAACTCGTCAAGCAATGATGGTTGTAGATGAAAGCACTGTTATTAAAAATTCAACAGCACAAAGAACAAAGGCAATAACTAAACTTGGTAGTTTAGCAAGGTATAGAGTTATCATGACAGGTTCTCCAATAACTAATTCTCCTGAAGATTTATATGCTCAATGTAATTTTTTAAATCATGAGCTGCTTGGCTTTAGTTCTATATACACTTTTCGAGCTCGATATTGTCAGATGCAAAAACTATCTTTTGGAGGAAGGTCATTTAATAAAGTAGTTGGTTATAAAAATTTAGAAGAATTAAATATTAAATTAAGAAAGTTTTCCTACCGGGTATTAAAAAAAGATGCCTTAGACTTGCCTAAGCAAGTATGGATGAAAAGAACTGTTCCATTAAGCACGGAACAACTTGATGCTTACATGCAAATGAAAAAATTTGCTTTAGTGCAGCTCAAGGAAGAAACATTGACGACTACGTCAGTGCTCGCTCAAATGATAAGACTTCATCAAATAGTATGTGGCCATATGGCTACCGATGATAATAAAGTTGTTTCATTACCTAACAATCGTATTAAAGAACTATGTGCTATTCTAGAAGAGCATGGTGAAAAAGTGATCATTTGGGCGAATTATCGTCACGACATTCAAGAAATTGAAAAAACATTATCAAAGAAGTATGGACCGGGATCCGTGGTCACTTATTATGGTGACACTCCTCAGAATGTAAGACAAGAATATATTGAACGATTTCAAACAGAACATGACACAAGATTTTTTATAGGTCAACCAATGACCGGGGGGCGTGGTATAACTTTAACAGCAGCTAGCTTAACAGTTTTTTATTCCAACAATTATGATTTAGAAATAAGAGAACAAGCAGAGGCACGCAATCATCGTATTGGAACTGAAGATAAAGTTACTTACATTGATTTAGTTGCTGAAGGAACTGTTGATGAAAAAATTATTTATGCTCTTAGAAATAAGATAAACCTTGCTACATCGGTGTTAGCAGAGGAAGTAAGAAAATGGTTAATATGATTTGCTATAACTGTAAAGGAAATGGATATGTTAAATTATCATTTGAAGCAGAGACTAACATTGAGCAGTGTAAGATTTGTAACTCACAAGGGGAACTCGATGAAACTAAGTACTATCACCAAACATGGACAGAGGGCGTTGAAGATTCCGTCTCAATCTACTATGGACCACTTCTCGACCCAGAGTGTTTCAAAAACTACAAAATTCATAAAGAGTAAACCAGTTGTAATATTTAAAGGGGAGCCTCCATTTTGATTATAAAAGAAAAGAGCTGCACTCGTTGTAAAAGAGTTAAACCCTTAAATCAATTTGATAGAAAAAAAGAAAATAAAATAGATGGACGTAAGTCCTGGTGCA